CATCACCAGATCAGGGAGGGTGTCAAGGCGCATGACCACCAGCCACTCGCAATCATCGGCGCGCATCATCATCAGCGCCTGTTCCCCATCGAGCGCTGCGTCTAACTCCACTTTCTGAAACTTGCTTTCGATAGTCAGCCTGGCGTATCGCTTGACCTCGATCCGCCAGCCATCCAGGTTGGTGACTAGATCGCCAGCCCCCTTGACCCCGTTTCGGGCAGAACGTTCTGCCTTGATGCCCAGAACCTTCCGCAGCTGCTCGGCAGCCTCCAGTTCGCCCCTAGCCCCCTTAGCACGTTGAGCCCTACCCATTGATACCCCCTGAAATGAGACTTCCGGACTCGGTGTACAGCGAGAAATGCCGTAGATCGATATTCACTGATGGCTGAACGTCCGCTGGGTCGCCCCTATCGGTTCGTCCATTCAGGTGAATGGGTGGCCGATCCGCCAGGACATCGAGCCGACACAGGCCATAGATGTCATCGGTCCATCGAACCCATAGCCCCACGGCCAGTTTCTGCTCGGTAGCCAGGGCGCGCAGGCCGCTCCACTTGCGTTCGAACAGCATCACCGACGAATACTGCCAGTGCGGGACGTTACGGCACTTGACTTCGATGAACCAGATCGGCTGAGCGCCGCGGTACATGACGTAATCCGCGACGTGAAACCTGGGCAGGGGGACTGCTCGGGCCTGCAGTGCCTTGTTGGCGACCTGAACCGCCTGCAGGGCGTTCTGGACGTCCTGTTCCTGTTCGTAGACGGGGCGCTCAGTCATCCCTCGCCCCTGATCAAATCGTCCTCGATCGCATCCTTTTCGTACTCAGTGAGTTTCGCGCGCAGGCGCTTCGTTTCCAGTGCCATCATGCGTTCCCGCAGGATGGAACTGGTCAGCAGCCCCTCCAATTCACAAATTCGGGCAGCAGCGTCCAGCATCAGCCTGACATCACTTTCGGTGTCCAGATCCTGGCGCGCCGTGCACAGTGACGTTCCGTACTTCCTAAGCCTAATTGCGATGTCTCTCATTCGGTTCCTTCCTCAGCGAGAGCGCCGGGTGCGGTCGCCCCATAGGGCGATCCGTCATCCCGCCGATCGAGCGCCTCTTCAAATTGCTTCAGTAGTGACTCAGGCAGTCGATGAACGGGCAATTTCATTCCGTTGACGGTTCGAACTGCATAGGGGGGGGTTGACAAACCCCCTTCCGGGTGGGTATCACGCGTGCTGCGGCACGACGCTTCGCTAGTGCTTGCGCGGTCCTCGCGCGCGTGACCCCCCTGATGGGGGGGTTCTAGGGGGGGGCGGGAAATTCCATCCAGAATGGTCGCGACAGCCTCAGCGTAAACGCTGGGTTCGCTGATGTCCCACTGATCGGACTTGCTGTTCAGCCTGGGCAGGGCGATCGACAGCGCCTCGATGTGCGCCATCGCCTGGCGCTGGACCTCGATCGGGAGAACGTCCCCTTCCTGCTCACCGAACCAACTGCCGTCCCCGGGCTTCACCCAGCAGGACTTCACCACAGCCCCGGGAATGCCCCTAGCGACCTTCGTGGCAGCATCCAGCGTCCGGTAGGGGCCGTGAGCCCTCCCGGTCCCCCGTGGTTCCATAGCCCACCAGCCGACGATCCGGGCAGCCATCGTGGGCTGCTCGGTGTCATATCGAGGGACTAGCCGCTGGTAACCCTTCGCCAGGTATTCAACGGTAATCATGCTGCCGGACTTCGCTTCCCGGGCGCGTTCGATCGCCTGCGCCACCAGGTGCTGGTTCAACTTGCTGAACCGATCGTGGAACCCCTGCTGCTGGGCCTGCGGGGCGCGGATCAGCCCCGGGAATGCCCGACACAGTGCCTGCCAGTTTTCGCCCCAGGTTGGAGCTTCAGAATGGAATGTCACTGGGGTCGCTCCCTTCCTTGAATCCCTCAGGCGCGCGCGCCGCGCGGATTGACTTGAAATTCAGGTACTTGCCGCGCTTCGTGATGCCGCAGACCTCGATCCAGTCCCCCTTTTTGGCCGGGTAGGACCAGGTGCCGAACATGCTGAAGTTCACGAACAGGCCGCCGGACTCCAGCACCAGCGTCACGCGGGGGCTAGCGCCCCCCATCACCTGATCGAGGCTGCTGATGCGTCCGTAGCAGTCCTCACAATGAATCGCTGTGGGGCTGCTCGGGCGCGGGCCCAGCACCTTGAAAATGGGTTTCGGAATTCCTTGAACCACGGGGATCGGGCCGTCCCAGTCCAGGGGAAGGTTCGCCTCCTCACTGGACGGGACAGCCACGGAAACGGGGGGCTGGGGGGGCTGGAGCGGCTGCGGGGGCGGGGTGAGGGAAGCACCCCGCCCTACCGCAGTTTCTCCGTCGTCGTCAACTCCAGCAGGCACGGCAGCCATCGCCGCCAGGGCGCATCGCCTGGCATAGGTGGTAGCACTGACGATGCCCTGGGCATCATGCTTGCTGGGGGGAATATGCAGCGTCGATTCGATCCATTCGCCCGAATCGGCATGCATCAGCCTAGTGGTCAGTGACACCACCCCATCGCAGTACCCGGGCGCTTGCACGATGGATATCCCGTACTTAGACAGGGCTGGCCGACAGGCTTCGTCCACCGATTGAAGGTCGGCGTACTTCGATCTGAAATGGGGGTTCAGCGCATCCTTGACTGCGATGCCAATTTCACGCTGAGCCGCTGCCAGGGCTTTCGCTAGCGCCCCCGTTGTCTCGCTGTGCTGGATGCTCATGCCCCCACCTCCCCGTACTGCCACCCCGTCTGGGGGTCGATATCGGACAGGGGAAAACCATCGTCAGCCAATTCAGATTGTTCGTCCATTCCGTTTCCTTTTCTGGCCGGGGTTATTCCCGGCATGCGTTTCATATCGGCGTTCTGTGGACCTGTCTATAGGTCCGCGCCACCTTTATCGTGAAACGGCACGATTCTGTTCAGCGCCTGCCGTCGGCGTTCGCAGCCACCGCACGGGGTAAACCCCAGCGCCTTCGTGACCTTCGCCACGGCATCCCCTAGCCCAGCCATCGGTTCGATCACCTTGATCAGGTCACCGATGACAGGCCTGCCGTCGATGACGTCCACTCGGTAGATGTCCTGGCGACCATCGGGCTGCTCTAGTGTGTACGTCCTCAGCATAGACCGGGCCTCTTCCGGAACGTGATCGAGCCTGACGCAGTGCGCCACTGGCACTGACCGGGAACGGTCAGGAAGTCCAGCCAATAGATCTCATCCGCGTCCATATCCTCCAGGCAGCATCCGTCGCCGCAGCTACGGAACCTAACGCCTAGGTAAATGGTGGATGACACTAGAAACGTTCCCGGGCATTCAGCAGAAAACACGGTCGCGCCCATCGTGATCGCCGCGACCATATCCCAGGTCTGGGTCGTGATCGGGTCGCAGGGGTCAAATATGTCAGCCAGGACTAGGTTGCATCCGACCTTGATGGCTGCAACGTCTGGCGGAAGAAACGTGCTGGCCCCTGCGTTAACGGGGCAGCATCCACCACCGATCCCGGTTACTTCCGTCAGACTCCAACTGCCGCCAGGCAGGTTGGGATCGGACAGCGGGAAATGACTTCCACCGTTCAGCCTGGGGATCGGCGCGACCGGATCACACGTGGGTGGCAGCCAGTCCGTCCTGAACGTGGCTTCGCAATTGATGGTCTGTTCACCGCAGGGCAGTTTGAGCTGCAGATCGAATTCGCAGATCAGATCCTTACAGCACGTCGGGTCTTCCGGCCAACTGTGGTTGCATCGGCACTCGGGCGCGCAGCGCCCGTTTTCCTTGCACCAGTCGATGCATTCAAACGTCCCCACGTCGGCGTTGCTGCATTCAACGATGTCCTGAATGTGAAACGGTTTCTGGTATGCAGGTCCATACCCAGTTCCGCGGGACTTCCATCGACCCATATCCGCGAAATAGCGCAGCGTCCCGGCACCAGTCAGGTACCAGTGCTGCCCGGTCCCGTCGGCGCATCCGGTCAGATTGTTCGGGCTGGTTCCCCACTTCGCCAGCAGTTTCTGGATCAGGGTCGCGCCGCGCACCTCGAAACCCAGCACCGCAGCCCAGCACAGCGCTAGATCCTTATTGAAAATGGGGTAGACCAGTTCGCAGTACCCGTTCGTGGGATCGTTGACCGCGAAAATGGGAACGCTGTAGTTATTCGGGAAAACAGGGGTCGGGGGCAGCCCAGGCGCTGGGGCTGGGTACGGGTACTGTTGTGGATCGGGGAACCCACAGAACGCGTCATTCGTCGCCGGGTCGATCGCCTGCGTGCTGCCAACGTAGGACAGCGTCAGACCTGTCACGCCGTTGGTCCACTCGATCTGGCTATTAACGAATACGCCAGTTCGGTACTGCGCGTACCAGCAGCCACCTTCGCAGGTATCGCCATCAAAGCAGTAGACGGGGTAGTCAGCGCAGCACTGCGCTGGTTCTACCCCGTCACAGCAACAAACCCGCTGGTTATGCATCAGAATTTCTTCGACTTCGCAACGTAATACCCCGCGATGACACCAGCCAGTCCCAGCATCAGACCGAACCAAATTCCGCCTACGAAACTTGCCATATCACGTTCCTTTCTTAGTCCGGCTCGGGGTGCGAATTGGCGCTGCGCGCCGGAACGCAGCATCAAACGTCGGGTCGGCCCGGCGCAGCTCGGCCACCGCCGCTACTGCCTGCTCGGGCGTCAAGTCGATCAGGCTGGCCGTCAGTTCAGCCGCTCGGCGCTCGGTGGGCGTCACGATGCCCAGAACGCCCTTGATGAACTTTCCCAGCCCCGTATGCCAGATGAGGAAACCCACGCCCAGAATCGCCAGGGCGATGCATACCCAGACCAGCGGCGCTACCCACCAGGGAACCTGGTCCTCGACTCCAGTGAGCGCTAGGTAGATGGTGTCCACAGCCGACAGGATACGGTCCTGCTCGATCCTGCCCTCTACCGCTTCGCCCTTAATCACCGGGAGACTGGGGGTGGGCGCATCAGCCTCAGTAGCGATGCGATCGAACCGCTGGCCGCTCGAATGCGCCAGCCTGCGTACCTGGTTGCTGCTGCTGGCGATCTGGCTGCTCGGGCCCTTGCAACCGAACCAGACGCTAGCCACGACGGCCAGACACATCAGGTTTCTTGCCACTGCACTTCCTCCATCGCATCGCACCGCTGTGCGTCGGTCCCCACGCCATCAAATGCCGCCTGCAGACTGGCAGCGAGAAGGTGGTATTGGTCTCTCCTGGCCGTGATGTCAGCCACGACCGGCTCGGCCGCCACGATGCCCAGCGCCGCGTTGCGCTGGGTGTGCTCGGGCGCGACAGCCAGGATGGACGCCGTGCAGGCTGACCGTAGCCTGTCAAGCTGCTGAGCGTAGACCTCGACGGGATTCCTAGTGTCTTCAACCGTCACGCTGCCGTCTGGATGATGTAGGTACGTTTTTGGCATGTCAGTACGCAGAGATGAGTGCAACGAACTGGAGCGCCGTTCCTTCGTTGTATCGGAATGTCGTTGGGGCAGGATTGGCGAGATCGTGGGAGCCGATGTCCGCGTAGAGCCCGGTTACGCAGTCGTTGGCCGCGGTGTCGAACACGCCTAGCGGACTAGACGCCCGCGCACTAATCCGGCCAAACGATCCTGTCGCCGTCGAATAGATAACGGCCACCCAATACAGACCGGGCGCAAGCGTCACCAGCGGCGTTCCCGTGGCCGCGTTGTAACCGTAGCCGCCGCCAGTAGCGATCGCCGCGCTGGCGTACAGACGGGTACTAGGTCTTCCGTCGGTTCCGTCGGGCTTGTAAATGGCAAACTTGACATTGCCGCCAGTAGTCCCGTACGTCTGGCTGGCAACGGTCTTGATATCGACCTTATGCGGTATGTAGTAAAGGCTGTAATAGGCTCGATTAGCCGTCGGAGTCCCTCCGCCAGCGCACGATTGCGCATTCAACGGCATCGAATAGATCCGTGCGGTCGATCCCGTAGACGCGTCGATGCCGTCGGCAGGCAGCCTGGGGCAGTGAAAAGACTTGTCTACCCAGACGTTTCCGATGGCGTCGCCATATTGCAGGACTAACCCAGCAGTTCCGCCATCCGGTACACGCGACCAGCGGAACACGACGCTTCCCGCGGAATCCTCAGCGTAGATATTGCCGTCATCAGTATTGATAGCCAGTTCACCTGCTGACAGTTCCCCCGTTGACGGGGCAACCCCTGAGACGTCTGACCGCTTGTGTCGGATGATGTCAGCCATTAGGACCCCCCATATACGCCACCATCAATGGTCTGCACGAATGACCCGCCAGTAGGGCATTCCCCGTCCCAGGGGTTAGATCGGCTGAAAACCAGAACCTGACCACCCGTGCTGTGCTTCATGTAGAACGTGATGACCAGCGTGCCAGTCGGTATCGGGAGCATGCTGAATCCCAGCCCATTCGCGCGGGTCGCATTGATGCCGCCAGCCGTTGACGCAGTGTTCTCGAATTCCGCAAGGTTGTATGCCGTTTCCGCATTGAATGTGCTGCCCGTCGGGGAGGTCGCCCCGGCCAACTGATCCTGCGGCAGGACGGACTGGACCGTATACACCCACCGATTCGATGCCCCGCCGATGAGGCTGCTCGATGTCACCTTCGTCAGCAGTCCGGTCAGGCGCGAATCATCCTGCCCGTTCACCAATTCGTTCAACCGCACCGAATTGGCGTAGACGAATCGCCCAGCCTCCACCATCCGGTTCAGGCTGGTGGAGTCGATGCCGTTGAAACCGTATAGGAAGGGTTCGGAGAACATTACCAGGTGGGTGCTGGGGTGACGAACAGGGCTTCGATGCCAGGGGGCAGCACGTTCATCGTGCCATCGAATGCGACCTTGCCGACGTAAGGCTGCCTCCAGATCACCTTCGATGTACCGCGCTGCGCGATCGGGGTAGATGGCGATGCACCGACGTTGAATGACGTGTCTAGCTGCGGTTCTCCAGTCTGCAGCCTGATCATCACCTGCTCTAGGTGGTACCAGGGGTCGAAGATGAACGTATGCACAAACGCCGATACCTGCTCAGTGATCTGACGCTGCTCGGCAGCGGCGAACAGGAACCTCCCAGCATCACCGACCTCCAGCCAGTCGCCATCATTCCGCTTCCCGACGTTCCCGATGAACTGACTCATCGGCAGGCCAGCGGTGTATCCGATGTCATCAGCCGGACGATGGACGGGGAATTCCACGGTGTAGATCGTCTGGGGAATATTCAGCGTAAACGGGTTGCCACTTATGTTGTAGATGGTGCCAGTGATGAATGGCGTCGTGTTCCAGGGGTCAACGTCACCGAACGTCGGGAAGGCGGTTGGCGACATCCACGCCTGCACGGACCGCAGGCGGGTCTGCTGGGTGATTTTCGTGCCGCGGTACGCCTGCCCAGCGATCAGTGGTGCCTTGCTGGTCTGCCTGACGATGTAGGTATTAGCCCTGTCGGCGTGCGGGGTAACCGTCAGATCGGAAACGATGAACTGCGCCTTCAGGGCGTCACTAGACCCCGCCGCGATGCGTTCCCCGACCTTTTCGATTTTGTTCCAGGGCGTGGTAGTGGCAGAACGCACCGACAGGTAGACGTTCCAACTGCTCTCGGTGGTGCCGTTGTAGGCTGAATCGTCGTTATAAACGAAAAACGTCCGGGTGAACGTGCTGGTGTCCATTTCTCGCGACACGACTAGTGACTGATCCTTACCCTGCTCGATCACTTGCCAGGCCATTACGGGTTCCTCGTTTTCTGCTCGATGCTCTTCAGGACCATCAGCATCTGCTGGTTCAATTGATACAGCTGATCGGTCTGCCCCGTACCCAGCGCCAGTGCCGTATCGAATTCCAACCGGGCCAGTTTCGCCTGATCCTTGTCTGAGTAGATGCCCTGCCCGATGTCCTGAAACGCCACGTCAAATGCGTTCCCGATGATGGCTGGCGTCTGCTTGATCAGTTCCCAGATGCTGCCGAACGCCTTTTCGGCGTCGCCCGTGGGCTGCGCCTGCAGCCCCTTCGCGATGTCCACTTCCGTTTTC